GATATTCCTCCATTTTTTCTTCCACTCTATCATATCGCTTTCATACTTTTTTAGCAAGTAATTCCTTCAATGAAAACGCTTTTAGTTGATATTTTGTTAAAATTTTTACAATTTTGCAAATCCCAGACCAGAAGCGAACGCAATCGTTTGCGCAATCTGCCATTTTTACCAGAAAATTCCTGCCCCAATTTCATGAGCAGGTTGAGATCTTCAGCGTCCTTTAGGCTTGATTCGGTTTACAAGCATTAACTTATTCCCACCTTAACTAAACATTCGTCAAGCAATTCAACGCAGTAGCTGATTGGCTCTTCTTTCGCTTTTCAAGCTAGAAGAAAGCCTAATCAGCTTTGCGGGGCAGGAACTACGAACAAAAGTTCTGTTCCATTCCATTCCCATCCACTGCCCTAAGATTCATCTGCGCCTTCCAGGCTTGATTCATTAAATATTAGAACCTAGTTCTCACTTTGCTCAAACTGCGTCAATGTCTCTAAACTCATCTTCCTCCTTCGGAGTTGATTCGTTAAGAGGCATAGAAAAAGAGCACACAACATCTGGTGTAGGATACCGATTTATACGCTTTACCACAAAATCCCACCAAATCAAGGGTTGTAGACGTTGTAAAAAACAATTTTTAACAGACTTACACATAATTAAACAGAATTTTTGCCCCTTTTTTGCCCCTTTTTTGCCCCTTTTTATAGTGTTTAATTATAGTCTGTTTCCGTTAAAGCGGACATTTTCTATATTTTCCATTATAACAGAAAAAAGCCCCAGCCAAAAGGCCGGGGTAGATTAAAATTTAAGAAATTATATTTTCTCGCAGTTTCCGCTGCGGTTTTTATTTGAAGCTACCAAAATCGGTAATTCGTTGGCCGTCTTTTGACTGACCGACTGCGACATAGCGACGATTGCCAGAGCCACCGATATAAGTGATCCAGATATATCCGTCTACATCACACCAGCCATCATAATTGATTTCTTGGCCAGCTGTGTAGACCGCCACGATTTCAGCGTCTAATCCAGCTGCTGATCGAACATTGAGCGCAGATACCTCAACAATAAATGTCCCAGTTTCTTCGTGGATCGCCCCATCACCGCTAGAAATGGTTGGAGCGGGTTGATAGCCTGTGTCATCCGTTGGAAAGTAGAACCAACCAACCACACCGTCAAAGTTGCGTGTATTGTATCGAGCAGGCCCGCCGATATACAGACTGTCTGCATTGCCGTCAATGTTTTGCTCAATTGTTTGCATGGTATAACCGTCACTATCCTCGATTACAAGCCCTGTATGACCGTATTCGTGGCCATAGATGTAGGTTGTATCCATGACAAAGACCGCCCCAGCTCGTGGCTTGCTATCAAGATTCCCCTCTTGATTGTACTCTACCTCGTAGCCAAGGCTAGCCGCTGAATTGAGCAGGTCAATGGCATTTCCCCACAAAGTTTTGCCGAAAAAGTTGATAGAGATTGAGTTTGGCAAGTCTACGCATTGTGTGCCCCACGCACCATCAGCGTCTGTTCCTACGCCAGCGTTTGCCAGATTTTCAGCAAACAAAATTACATCATTTGTCGTTGCCATATTATTTTCCTTTCAAATTTTCAAAGGCCGCGAGCCAAAAGTAGCCCGCAGCGAAAGCAAACAGAGCAAGCTTCAGCGCCTGCTCTTTTATTTTGATTTTGATTACTCTTCCTCCTTTAAATCAGAAAGATTCATCAAGATACAGGTCACCCCTGCCAAGGCGACTGTCGATGTAGCAACAGTCCAATTGACCTCTGTTAACAGAGCCGTGGAGCCAATAACTCCAAGCGCTGCTTGAGCCATTGTTTTGACCACTTTAATTCCTAGTTTTTTTGCAAATTTATTCATTTTTCCTCCTCAATTGGCAATTCTGAAAACTTCTCATATAGAAGTTTGATAGCGCCGTTACCGCCAAGTTCAACATAGCTCTCATATAGGCGGGACAGCTCTTCTAGCTCATGCTGGGTTGTCTGGCCACGCCTCAACGCTTTTTTTAGATTTTCTTGCAATCGAAAGCGCTGAAGCCGCTGTAAGCCTTTTTGGATCAGGTTTAGATCCTGATTATTCCTGTTCCCAATATTTTGGATATCGGTCACGGACTCTTTCAGGTCGCCCAAATCTTCGACTAAAGCTTCTATTCGCTTGTCGGTTTCTTTGCTATTTTGATTGCTCCTATAACTAAAATAGCTGGGGATAATCACGACTAAGACCGTTGTAATCTTATCTAATAAATCCATCGAATTCACATGTCACCGCCTCCTATTTTTGGGATTTTTCGCCAGCTTCCAGCTCAGCGATAATCGCATCCTCAGCGGCATAGACCGCGTCTTGGAACGCTTTTTCCTGCGCACGTACTTCGCGCCGATTGGCAGCATAGGCCTCAGCGTCATTGAGCCATTCGCTAATTGTTGATACGCCTTTATTGTCGATGTCAGCAGTCAATGTCTTGACGACTGTTTCGCCAACCTTCACGCTTCCGACAAGTTTAGTAGTTTTTGTGATTTCTAATGTCATGTTATTCTCCTTCTTCAGCTGGTTTTGTTTGTTCTTCAAGCAAAGCCTCCAGATCTTCAACTTTTGCTTGCAATTCAGCGTTTTTTTCTTGCTCCAGGACCAATCGAGCTTTTAGTTCAATTTCTCCCAAAGTCGAGTTATCTAGCCGTTCCTTATATCCGGCTAGCATAAGATTATAAAATTTGTTATCCATAGGATCCTCTCTATATGATTTTGCCTTTTGGTACATCTCCAGCAAGTGGAAACTCGTCAACAGTTGTGTAGCTGACCGTGCCGGTCCAAACTCGATTGCCTTTCTTGTTATTGGTATAACGAATACTTCCGTCGGTTTCCAAATGCACAATGCAAGTAGCGTCAATAGTCGTATTAAAATTACCAGTCAGGGTCAAGTGAGTTTGTGAAATAGGTCGAAATCCGGCTGGTATCCGTTCAACTGCTTTGCCATTTTCTATGATTTCGTTGATATTGCAGATAATCCGTGTGACGGATACTGTCACAAGATTCCCGATTCGCAAAAACGTAGCATTGACGCCCCACATCAAACTAGACTCAGCTTGTAACCTAATTTTCTGGTTGACTGTATCGATATTGAGAGCAGAATAGCCGTTTGAATAGGCCAAGTCCCACGACCCTGTCCCTCCGCCTTTCAGCGAGTAGTTAAGGCGTTGATACGAAATAACGTCAGGCGACACTCGCATCGTATGGACCGGCTTCTCATTGGTGTCGTAAGCGTTCATCAAAATGCCGTTTGGCAGCATCTTGATTTCTTCCTTGCCTAAATTCGAGCGAGGTCCTGACTTGTTGTGGTTCGTAATCTGGATATTATCAGCAATTCTGATTTCACCTCTTGTATAAGCTGTTTCGTATTCGTTGATGATTTCTCCAGAGGTAACTCTACCAAGTTTACCGCTCAAAGCCGATAGCTCGCCCTCGATATTTAGCTTGTCAACTGTTACAGAGCCGTCAACAATCATGTCACCTTTTACTTTTAGCAAGCGAGCGATGATCTCAACATTTTCCGGGCTTTGAGCAATCATACTAGCCAAGGTCTGGCCATTGACGGTCTTCTCAACGCTAGAGATGATGCCCCCCTCGTTGATTTTGACTTGGCTTTTCCTGAGGACGGAGTTACTAAGCTCTTGTACAGCTTGCGTGATTTGATTAGCTCGCTGATTCAGCTCTGTTTGAGAGACCTTTCCAGAAACTTGCTGAGTAATCGTAGATAGCTGACCCTCAGCCGAGCGCTTAAACTCTGCCAGACTCGTCTTGGTCTCGTTAAGACCAGACTCGACCTTGCCGACCTTGTTCAACGTTTCCTGCGCTGATTGTTTCCAGCTGTTGAAACTGTTCAATGAGCCATTGGCTGTGTTGATAGCAGCTTGCACACTGGCCAGTTGGCCGTCAATACCTTGCTTGTATTCAGCCAGCTTAGTCTCAGAGCTGGTCTTCAACTCCTCAAACCTACGCGTCAGCCCTCGCACGTCCTCTGTGTGCTGAGCTTTGCCCACATAGCCGGCCTCGATGGCCTTGCGCTCAGCTGTCAGCTGGCGGGCAGTCTCCTCGCGACTGTAGGTTCGTAGAGCTTCGGCTCGTGTTCCGTCAGCGCTGACGTAGGCTTGGACAGCTGACAAGTCTGTCCGCAGTCCTTGCGCTGTGCGCTCAAAGGTCGCCTTGGCCTCTGTGATGAGGCTTTCGACATCTTCGGTAGCTGGAGCATACTCATTCGCTACGCCCCCAAATTCGACCTGCACACCAGTTATCCAAGCTGTGCCGCTTCTCACACCCCCAAGATTAAATTTCAGGAGCGTTTTAAGCTGGTCATAGCCTTTGTTTGTGCTGTAATCGTAAGTAAATACGATACGCTTCCAATCAGATGTACCATCGTATCCAGCGAGTGTGAGAAAGCTAGTGTCACTAACCGTACCTGTTTTGCTATTTTTAAAAAACATGTAATGTCTAAAGCAATTAAACATGTTCCAGCTGTTAGCGCCTCTGACCACATTCTCATACTTGACCCATGCGCTAAATGTGACCTTTCGAAAGAGACGAGAGCTAAAATCAGGCTCAATGTTAAACAACAATTCTTGGTTGTTCGTCAACTTGTAGCATCGACTTTGGCCTGTGATGTGCCCTGATGGTAAGGCTTCTACTACAGGATTGCCAACAATCTTCGAGTTGATCCAAAGATTACGACCACTGCCAACTTGACTTGCCAATTCCTCACGCAACTTCCCAGCCTCAGTCACAACTAAAGTCTTATCTGCCTTATCCTTGGTCGCATTCAGGATTTCCTGACGGATTCCAGATGCTCTCACCTCAAACACAGCTGTGCTCAATTTTGAGTCCAGCTTGTTCTGCGTGTCGGTCTCTAAAGACTTGACTGAGGCCGATATCCTATCAGATAGCAAGTTTAAGGCGCTTGAGTCTGCTTTGGTATTGAGTCCTTCAGTCAAGCGGCTAACCCCAGCTTCTAGCGAGTCAGCTCGTTGCTTAAAGCTGGACTCGACCGCTGAGACACGTTCGTCTTGGTCTTCGTATGCTGGTGACCAGTCGCCTACAAGATTGCCTTCGAAAAGCGCTGGGGCACAGATCTCTACTGTAGTTGTACTGTCGCCACCATCAATAATAGAACCATGCCTACCTATAAACACTCTCTTGACCTCATCTGTCGCTGTTTGAGTGTACTTGACCCAGTAGCGTTTCCACTCACGATTGATGATCAGTTTAGCCTCTCCATCACCGCTCCTTGTCCTTTTATAGCCTGTGCTAGTCTCAACAGATAAGGTAGTATTTGGGCTATAAAAATGAGTGCGAATTGGATAGTCGTCTCTGGATGCACGAGCGTAGAAAATAAGGACATATTCTGTTCCTTTTGGCGGCTCGGATGTCCTCAACTTTACTGTGTCAGTATACTTATCTTTAGCGACCGATCGGGCAATCACGAATCCATCATAACTATCTGCTGTGTTCCAAGGCTTTTCCTCATTCAAAGCTAGAGTACGCGTCAGTTTGAGCAGGTTCCTACGGCCTAAATACACACTCGCAATCCGACTTTTCAACTCCTCCGTAGTCTGCACCAGCTCCGACCTATTAGCCTTGCCGTCAGTCGCATTGGCCAGCTCTGCCAGCCTGCGAGTCGTCGTCTGCTCATAGGTTGCTTGAGCTGATTTGACGCCCGCAAGCTCAGACTTGGTAGCATTGAGTGCTGCGACTTGCTTGCCGATTTCGGTTTCGTGCTGGCCTTGTTTGGTTCGGATGTTCCCGACATCAGACCTGATTTGGGCAATGTTGCTAGACAACTGACTCTGAGCCCGTGTCAGGTTCGCCCTAACCCCTTCCAGATTATTTTTGACATCTGTCAATTGGGTTTGAGCCGCTGTTACAGCTTTTTTTAACTCTGCGGTGTCAGCTGGGTCCCCTCGCTCTCCCTTTGGCCCCTGTGGCCCTACAGCTCCCTGCGGTCCACGTTCGCCTTGAGGACCTCTAGCTCCAGTCTCTCCTTTGTCGCCTTTAGCTCCAGTTGCTCCGGTAGACCCTTTTGGCCCTTGCGGTCCTGGGTCTCCCTTAGCTCCATTTTGACCATCATTGACATTAGTAAAGGTCAGCTGCTCTCTAGCTACTTCCTGACCGTTTACCAAGGCTATAGCCGTCAAAGTGAGCGATTCTCTCATCCCTGCTGCTGTCACCTTGTGATTAGGGGCTTGCCTGAAGTCCTCATTGTCGACCAACCACTTCCAGACACACTCCACGGTCTTATTCCCTTTTTTAAGAGTTGGGAAAACCGTGGATTCACCTTGGTTGTTTTTAAAGATGTGGCCATTATCAGTAGCGAGATTGATCAGATATGGCTTCGCTTCTTCCAGCATGTTTTCTAGACGTTGCTGCAGGTTGCTTGAGACTTTGTTTTCAATCGCTTTAAAGTTGGCAAATACCGTTTTATTTTCTCCGGTTCCAGTAAAGCTCATTGATTGCTCAAAGACTCGCATCTGGAGCAATAGCGATGGATAAAAGCCATCATCTTCAACCTCAACAGTATCTCCCGGCCCGTAAGGCAAATATCCGTCTACCTCGTAAGTAACTGCTGGATAGCAGTTTTTTTTCAACTCTCTCAGAGCGCTAGATCGGATAACCTCTTTGCTTGCTGACTCGACCGGAAAATCTTTTCGGATCCATTGGTCGGCCATTGTCCCGCTGGTAAACGCCGCTGGAAACATGCTCATCGACAAAGGAGCATAAAGCATGTCGCCTCTTTGGAAAAATTCGATTTCCCCTTTTTCATTTTTTATTTCCAGCGCTGGCATTCCCGCAATCGTTACGACTTCGCCTTCTTCTGTCTTACCAGTTGGCCGAGTGGCGTTGTAAATGCCTGTCGTATCAACCGTGCGAGTTAGAGAGCGAAAATCTCGCCCATAGCGCAAAATTTTAGGCTGGACCTTGCCAACCCCTTGATGCGTAGCGTCGTTTTCGTGATAGACATTGACCACAAACGCTTTGATAGAGCTGTCATCATTAAGTCTTGTTTTAAACTCAATTTCAGCTCCAAATTTGTTGGCCAAAGAAAGCAAACGAGCCAGTTTAGTATCCTGGCCTTCCCATTCAACAGTGATTTTCTTGTCGGAAACTTCATTTATCCCAATCTGCAGCATGGTGAAATTGAGCAAATCCATAGCTTCACAATACTCTTTAAAAGACATCGCTTTAGGCGCTTTATATGGATTTGCGTATTCATTGATCAACTCAAGATTGAGATTTACGCAGTTGACTTTGATCACTTTTTCATTTTCAACTGTTTTCCGGACAGTAAAAAGTTGGGTTTCCCCTTCGTATTCAAAGGAGATAAAGTTCTTCTCGCTCAAAAGATTATAAGCCCGCTTTGAATGTGTATCTGTGCTCAAGGCTTTTTTTGCGACTGTGAGGTCAAAGGTGGCAGCGCCGGTATCGAAAAAACGAGTCCAGGTATCGTTAAAATAATTCAATGTAGTCTGCTTGTCATTGTCAATCGAAGCAACAGGATGCAAATGAGCATCATGAATTGTTAGTAACATTTATAACCACCTTTCCTCAAAATTGACCGCTACTGTCGGCTTGTTCTTCGCCCAACTAGAACAGTAAACCTCTAGCTTACTGTTGCCAGGCGGAACTTTTAACCAGCTTGACCCATGGACGCGGTCGCTGAACTTGTTCAAACCATCCACGGTAATACCATCGTTTTCGCAATCTATCACGACCGTCGATCCTGGTCGATACCGATTTGGGACATCACGAATCCCTGTGACAAAGTCTTTGCGATATACAAGACTATCTAAATAAAGATGACTTATCATCGGATTGTTGCTGATAGAGCCGATAATCACTTGGATTTTGGCTGTTTTTATGCCTTTGATTTCTGGAACATGGAACTGTGGATAAGTACCCCACCAAAAGACCTGCACCATGTCATCACGCCGCTGGATGTCAGACCAGCCCCTCTCTGCGTTGAATGGATTGTGATGATCGTAATGTGTTCCAGTGAATTGCCATTTCTTAACAAGACGCGGTCCATTGTCGCCACGGACCAAGAAATTATATTCACATTCCAAGCCAAACCATCTTTTGTAGATCTCTACTCCATATATAAAACGCCCAGAGCTATCAACAAAGTTTATTTTCATAAACCCCATCTGATTACCCGCTCCGAGCCAGCAGATCTGCCGCCACCAGAGGTAGTCATTCAGTGCTCCTCTTTGACCGGAACTATCAACTGGAATGTCCCAAGAAATCGTTCCAGAGTTGTTGCCTGGCACTAGAGCCAAGTGTGGACGTCCCCAGTTATTTTCGATCTGGAGCGCCCCAGATTCTTTCCTTGCTGCAGCAAATCCTTTTGTGATCCCATTGTTCGTCACATAATCAAAGAGGATTTCTGACTGTTTGTAAGTTTCTAAATCAGTCTCCTCTCGATTGCCCAATTCTAAGGCACCGCTAGGATTGACTAAGCCAATATACCCATTTTCAGCATTGTTTCTGACAGTAACTACAGGAAACGCATCAACGTTGCCGTTGTTTACCAAGTCAAATACCAGCTTGTTTCCCTCTTGCTTAGGGTTGTCAAATCGCTTGTAAGTGATAGCGTGGGCTACGCCATCAGGAATCAAGATATCGAACTCCCCCTTTTGAAACCAACGGGCAACATTGTCCATGTCCACGGCTCCGACAGCCATGCCGAGATAATATTTATCAGGTTCATCAGATATCGTGATCCGCACTGGGTTCTTTGTGTTTAGGATACTTGCCAGAGCGTGTTTTGCGCTTTCGGCATCTCTAGCTGTCTTTTTATGGATTGCAAATTTTACTTTGATTTTTTTAGGTCCTATTTTCAAATCTTGGACGTTAACGCCCAAAAAAGGAGCATCATTTGTCGTGACACTCCTTTCATTTCCGACTGGTCGGATAACTTCAATTATCCGGATAACCTCAGAGAGGTCATGATTGTTATAGATGATTGTGTCCATTACGTTATCCCCCTCATCATGTTATCTAGTAGTAATTTGTCATTTTGATAATCGGTCATTGGTTTGCCGATTTTAGCAACCAAAGCTCCGTCATCTAGCATCATGTTTACAGGCCGCTTCACAGCTTTTTCAGCGACTTCAAGAGCGCGTTCTACAAGATTGTTAGATTTTTCTTGTACAACTTTAACGCTGGCCTTGATTGACCGTTCTAGGTCTGATTTGACCTGCACCGTCCTAGACAGCTGCGCTTGCCCAACGCCTATAATGTCTTCCGGAGCATATTTAAAGGCTCTGATTTGATCGTAAACATCACCCATCGCATCATCTACTTTATGCGCATCTGCCAAAATACCAACAGCCATACCTTGGGAGATGTAACGACCTACATTATCGCGGAATAGTCGAGACGGTGAGTGGATGCGAGCTTTAGCCTGTGCCGCTCTCTCAGCCTGAGCCACAAGGGCATTTGCTGCGGCTGTTACGGCCCAAAGAGCGGAGTACATACCTTGAGCTAGCCCTTGGCCAATCATAGCCCCGACGTAACGCATGGTAGCAGCCCCAGACATACCAACAGAGCGGATAGATGCTATCATAGAGCTCATGGCAGCTGTCGCTTGTCCGATTGTCGATGAAATCCCTCTAGCCACGTTTTGGCCGATTCCTCTGCCAATTTGCAAAGCAATTTGAAGCATTTGGACAGAGCTAGACCGAATAATCGAAACCATTTGCTGCATACTAGTCATAGTAGCAGTAACGGCCCTTGTCATAGCAGAGCTCACGGCGTTTCCAAATGACGACATGGATGTCGAGGCAATTCCTGCCAATCCTGTAAGCAAAGTCTGTACCGTGGTTATCGATGTTACGAGGTTTGACATCGCAACCGATAAGCTAGTAAATGAGGTGGCAAGAGCAGTTGTTCCTGAAGCGGCGAAAGACATTGTTGTAACAACAGTAGCTAAAGCTTGTTGTAGCAATCTAAGACTCGATGTAGCCCCAGAAAGACCAACGAAAGAAGCAAGGACACCACTTGAAAATGCGGCTATACTTGCTCCGGCCGTCGAAATAGCAGGACCGAGCTCAGACATGCTCGTGGTGATAGTCGGAACAACTCCAGCAAGAGCGCTTAGAGCTGTTGAAGCTCCTGTTCCTGCGCTGCTTACCATTACCATGCCCTGACCAATTGACTTCATTCCAGCTCCAGCGCTAGCCATGCCACCGCTCACAGCGGCGATCTTACCAACACCCAACGCAACCGCCCCAAGAGAAGCGGCCATATCTGCGAGATTGGTATTAGTAATCATAACCACGCCCTGGGCAAGTAATTTAAAACCTTTACCTGCGTTTAATGCAGCTCGGCCGATTGAATCAAAGATACCAGATATACCGTCAAGGATAGACCTGACAGCATTTCCAAAGCTCTCTATCACGCCTTTCGCTCCGTCAAGCACGTTTTTGATAACATTGCCTAGCGTCCGGAATAGATTGGCTATGCTGTCTATTATTGGGCTTATCTGAGCTACTAAGGTCGTAAATGCCTCGGCTATTGATTGGAGCACAGGAGCCAAAGCCTGCGCTATCTGCACAACTGCTGGCATAAATGGAGCTAAAGCCTGCACTATCCTAACAATCGCATCTGCGACAATTTGAGCTACTGTCGTAAAGACATTGCCTATAATTTCTACAATTGGAGTCACGGCCTCAATGATGGCCGCAACACCTTGACTAAAAGCACTAATTACAGGCGGTAAAACGGAGGCGATAGAGGTTATCGCTTCTCCCAAAGCCGAGACAAACGGAGCGGCTGCGCCGAATGCTTGGCCAAAAGCTACGATTAGAGGGGCCAGATTAGCTAGTGCAGACGTCACAATCGGTAACACACCAGCTACTGTGACAATAGCTTGGGCAAAAGCTCCAATAATTGCAGTTGCTACCGTAGCAAAAGCTTCTCCTACCGCATTGATGATAGTAGCTACCCCTTGACCTTGCGTAGCCAGCAGTGCGAAGCCTGCTGCTATGATGGCCACACCAGCTCCAATCCCGACTGCAGCTGTAGCTACCGCTCCGCCGAAGGCTAGGATATTGGCCACGCCTGCGGTTTGCAAGGCTGCGCCAAAGGCTAAGATGACTTGTGACAGCCCGCTTAATGCCGCTTTAATGCCAATCCCTATCCCGATTGCAGCAGATTTGACCGCTCCTCCGATAGAACTGATAACAGAGCTTAAGCTACCCAAAATTTGAGCGATTTTAGACCGTCCCTGCGTAATAGCTTCAGCTGCTCCGCTTGCGGCTTCTGTTGCATTCCTTTTGAAGATGTTAAAAGGGTTAAAGGATTTTAAAAAGTTAAAGGTTTTGAAGCCAGCAACTAAACCAACCAAACCGCCTACTATTGCCTGAATTGCTCCAGCCGGCAGCGAACTGATAAAGTTAGCTGCTACAGTTGCAGCTTGAGAAAGCCACTTTACCACATTCCCAAGGACGCTAGCAAGAGTGTTTAGCTCGTTTGAGGCGGTTAGACTATTCCAGATATGACCAATAGCTCCTGCAATACTCTGGATAGCGCTGATAAAGGCAGATACCGCCCCAGTGTTAGCGAAGGCAGTCCAAAAGGCCTTAACTTTTCCTGCTAGGTTTGAGATAGTGCTGCTAGCTTTTGCTACAATCTTCTCTACATTGATACTCTCAAGGAATTTCCCTAGACCATCAGCCAGCTTGCCGAAATTTATTTTTTCTAGAGCATCAGATAGAGCATTGACAGCCTTAATTCCAAATGCATTGAGTTTTTCAAACGCTGGCATGAGCTTGTTAGAGAGACTTTCTTTTGCCCCGTCTATAGCTTGATCAACCGTCTTGAACTCAGTAGCCATCTTCTGGAAAGCGTCAGAGTTCCCTGCACGGTTCATAGCGTCAAAGAAATCCTCTGTCTTGATTTTGCCGTCTTGAACAGCTGATACCAGCTCAGCGGTAGACATCCCCATCTCTTTAGCAACTGCCGCCATACCAGCGGGGGCTTGTTCCATCATAATCTTAAAGTCCATCCAGGCCACTTTAGGCTTACTTGCCATCTGAGTAGCTTGAGTAGATAGTGATTTCATGGCTTGGGCTGGGTTTTCCGCTGAGGCTGCAAGTCCACCAAATGCCTTAACCAGACTACCAACATTCTTAGTACCGACTGCGTCCAGTTGAGAGTAGGTGCTTGCCATGTCCGAAGCTGAATAGATCGTTTTGGTTGCGAAGTCCTGCATCTCAGTCTTCGCTTTTCTTATTTCGTCAGAAGAGCGACCAAAGGCTTGCAAATTCCCCTCAAAGGTCTTCCAGGCTTTTTGCGAGCTGTTCAACTCTCCGACCATTTCCCGGATGCCAGAGCCAACCATACCTATACCGGATGTGATAGCTGAGCTAACGAGGTTAGCACCTAAAACAGACTTAAACACCGAGCCAAGCTTCGACCCGCTCTCACTCAATCCACTAAATAGACTTTTTAACTTAGACACTCCTGATTGAGCCTTGCTGTCATCCATATCAATCTGAATGACAACTTTACCATCTGCCATTTACATCCTCCTTTCTAGTCCCAACTATCTTCTTCGGTTTCATCGTCAGCCTCTTCATCAGGCAAACGAAATTCCTTCTGAAGCTCGCGCATCTTTTGGATGTATTCCGAACTGTCCCCCTTTTGAGGCTCATAAGACCGGATTTTTAGCACTTCAACAAACTTTGTGCCTTCAGGGAGCCCGACAAGAAGAGCGTTAAATTTCTTCCAATGAAGCTTCCCTATCTCTTCAATTAAGTCGATTCTGTAGGCCTGCATAAACGAGGCGAAAACATAATCGCCATCATACCTCAGATTATAGAGTCGCTTCTGTGGCTCATCTGCTGAGACGGTCTTGATAACATTCCCGGCCAAGTCATACTCAACCTCATCATCAACTTTTCTGGTCTGAATATGCTCTTCGAAAATTGCCCTCACAATTTCCATTGCTTCATCTACCGTTAAATTCTCAAAAGAGACGCCGGTCAGAATCTTCAAAGCGAGTAGCGGGCGCATGATTTCAGGGATTTTCTTATCTCCCCACATTTCAAAAAGTTTTAAGACCCTGTCAAACGACAAGAGCAGCGGGAAAATTTGCTCTTCACCTTCGATTTCTAAGATTAGCTCGTCTGCCAATTTCCTAGAAATATCTAGCATGCTATCACCCTAGATACTTCTTGAGGGTATCTTCCGAATTGCGCTCTAGATATTCCTTTTGAATGCCGAGAATGGCCTGAAGCAAATAATTGAACGCAATCGTCGTGTCTTCGCCTGCAAATTGATACACTTTCGGGAAAGCGTCTGGGCCGAACAATCTGCTCCAACCTTCTTCTGTGATTTCCATCGCTTGAATCGCAATTTCTTCATCGGTTAATTTGCTGATTTTTCCCCATCTTTTCGATAGATCATCACGATAACTGTCAAGGTTTTTCGCTCCCTTATCATTCGCGTTATATTCGAGCTGAAATTCCCCAAAATCGATTGGGATGACATTGCTGATTTTCTTAATAACAACCATAAAAATTCTCCTTTCAAAAAGAAAAAGGCGTGATATTTCACGCCCTAGCCTTATCCTGGCACGACAGCCGACTTCTTAGGAGTGCGGCGCCATACGATCTTAAACTTGATGCTTTCATTTTCTGAAGCTTCACCGTCTCCAATTTCGATTTCAGAAAGACGAGCTGGTCCTTCGTATTGGGTCTTCCCTGTAGAATCAACTTCTTTGTACCAAACCAGCAGATCATCGCCCACCGCGTCCTGTTTATCCGCGATAAAGTTCTGGGCTTTATCATCTGTATCACGCAGACCTTCAAAGGAGCGTCCGCGTTTTTTTGATACTACCAATTCTTCAACCGTTCCATCTCCTGCAAAATCTGAAAAGTCATCTGTCTTTTCATCGTTATCAGGAGACGATTCTTTAATTCCTTTTGCAATCCAGAGATACTCTTGCGCAGTTGGTGGAGTATCAGGAGTCGCTTCCTTGTATGGTCCGATGTAATGTTTACGTTTTACGTTTTTGTTCTTTACCATCTATTATTCTTCCCTTTCTATTTCAAGGCTAGCTGTAACATCTAGCAAGTAAATATAAAAGCCTTGCTCGTCTAAGTCGTTTAAGTACGGCTTATCAACTGCAAGGCCTAAAAAGTTGTATGACTTGTTCTTGCTTGGCAAATCCAAGTCCATTTTTGACAAGGCAGCATTTATCTGCCACAGTATCGTATTGTTTAAAGCTTGGTCTCTTGACTTGATCGCAATTTCAAAAGGCAGGCTGACTGTTTGTGTTCCAGCCATATCCTCGTCCTCTACTTTTCCTCCTGGCAGTGGGTAGATTACCAACCCTTCTTTTTCATCCAGATATCCAAGAGCGGACGGAATTTTTGATTGCACACTTTTGATATGCTCAAGCAAGACCTCTGAAAAGTCATTATTCTGCATTATTTCACTCCCATGGCTCGTAGACCAACGTCTGCCCATCTTTTGGCATAGAGTGGCACGGCTTTTCTGTCCCATCTAGGACCCGTTCCTGGTGTTGGCTTTTGGCTCAGAAGCCTCTCTTTGTTCGCAAAGAAAAACCTTCTCTGCTTATCCGAAAAGAAGCCTTTCCGTTTCCGGCCGTAGTAAACAATTCTAGCGTAAGGCTGCGCATACACTATAGAATCCTTTCTAACGTGGCCACTAGATCGTAGGATTCCTCTTCGTTTCGGGACAAAGGGATCCATATCTAGCAGTGCCTGGTTAGCTATAGCTAGCTTTCCTCTTGCGAAATTTTCCGGAGAAACCTTCTTCTCGACGCCTTTTAGATCAATCTTGATCGAAACACCACCCATCAAATCACCTCGATTTCGTAAGCCAGAAGCTTTTTGGTGAACGGATGATATTGAGGAATGATGCTGCGGACAATGTAGAGCGTGCCTTTGTCATCAACGATGCCACCTATAAAGCTCTTGTCGAACTCTACGGGGCAGTATTTACGATATACAATCACCGTTGATGGCTTGTTTTCGCTTTGGTGATTACCTGACCCGGTCTGAGAAAATGTCCTATCAAATTTGCACGGAGAGAGTGAAAGAGGCTCTGAATAAGTCTCTTTCCCCCAATCATCCTTGCTCAATCGTTTCTGGATCGTCACTGAATCTGGTAACATTCTCTTATCTATCATAATCGACCCTCGCAAAGCCAAATCCAGCTAATCTCAGCCAGTTTTCAGCATCTCTAGACAGATTGTATCTTTCGGCCAGTGAAAGCATTTGGGCGCTGTTTTGGTTGCCTCCACGATAGCTGACAGAGGTCCGCCCGACGGTCATGCTAGCCATCGCTTGCTTGTCCTCAGCCGTCATGATGCCAGAGCTATCCAAATAAGCAATCTGGAAAGCCGTAGCAAGTTTGACAGCCTTTTTCCGAGCATCATGGTCGTTTTCAAAGCTATTGCGAGAGTAGAAATCTCGAATATATGCATTGATAGCGAGTTCAGCACGCTTCAGCAATTTGTCAAAATCGCCATCTACATCAAAACCCAACTCTTCAAACTCATCTTTTGTTAAGTAGGTCATCTACTCACCTCCTTATGAGGCGGTATCGGCCGCCTTCGCATTCTTAGCTTCTTCTTCGATGCGCTCTAAGCCATCTTCATCGAACGCAGCCTTATACATTTTGTTGATTTTGTCCGCTTCGCTTACTTGCAAGTCATAGACTTTTCCTTCGTCAAAGTGACGGTCAGATTGGACCAGGTAGAAATTTGCCTTAGCTTTAAATTGTGCCATTTAGTTTATTCCTCCTCATTGCCTTTTTCTAAAAGGGTCGCAAGATCCTTTTTAGTAACTTTCCCCTCTGGAAGCGGGATAGAGCGCTCTTCAAGAAGAGCTTTCAATTCATCCACAGTCATTTTACTGTAAGGATCAGAGACAGAATCTTTTTCCTCTTTCTTCTCTTCGAACCCATCAGCGATCAATTGAATTTCAAGTTCGCTGCCCTCCTGGACAGTGTAGACTTGATTGTCTTTCTCGTACTTCTTCATGTTTTACCCCCTGTTAAGCTGATTTGTGAGATACATAGACACCATCTTTTTTAGTCTCCAAAACAAAGAGGTCGTGATAAAGACGGTTTTGGTACAGATATCCGTCGCCTTCTGTATGTTGACCAGGAGCGAAAAGATAGATTGAGTTGAACTTAGCCTTGGCAATTACTGCTGGTTTAGCAACGATCAAGAAATTGATATCTTTACCATCTGAAGCTTTCACAAAGCCTGTCGTGAAGTCAAATTTAGTCTTGAAGCGCGCATCATCCCAAACTTCGATAAGCTGAACGCCGTCAAGAGAAGTGACACGGGTATCAATTCCTTGAGGAGATGTAGTAGCGATTGAACGTGTGAACTCTTTAGAGCGCTCTAAGAAGTCCATCGCTTCGCTAGAAACGTACATAACGATATTTTGGGCGCCGTATTTACGAACTGGCAAAAGAGCAGCTTTCAATTTAGTGTAGATGTTCACTTCTGACAAGTCATCTTCAGACTTAAATTTTGTTGCTGTGATTGCTGTCGTAGCCAACTTGGAGAAGCGGTATGCATCGACTTCTGGAGTTGCGTGTTCAGTGATGAATGTGTTAGATACATTAGCAGCTGAAAGCTCTTGGTTTGTTTCGTCTACGTCTGCTTTGTCTACAAAGAACTCAACGTCACGGTCGAACCCGAGCGTATAAACTTTCTTGTCGTTTGAAACTGTACCGGCGTTATATCCTTTAGAGCGTGTGTGCGCTTTGTATCCAGTCACTGAAATTGTCGGCAATTCGAACGACTTAGCGCCCAACCAGTTCACCTGTGGTGTTTCCAAAATACTTGTGAGAGCACCTTGCATCAATTTCTTCTCAAATGTGCCCTCGTGTTTAGTGATGTAATTAAGTGTCATTGATTATTCTCCTATCATTTTGTTAGTCCTAGAGCCTTCAAAAAGGCATCTTCTTGATTCGTTCCAGCTGTCGGATTGCCTCCGGCTGAAAATGTCGGTTTCTTCTCCTCAGGCTGCTCTGTACGACCAAACTGAGGGTATTTCTGCAGCACTTGACCAATAGCATCTTCGATAGATACTTCATCAGAGACCAAGCGCGCAGACAAAGTGATGACATCGTCAACAGATTCAGCGTTCACTCCCAAAGTTAAAGCTGACAACTTAGCTTCCAGATTTTTCTTTTCTGACAAAGCCTGCTCCAATTCTTTCTCTTTAGTAGCAAGCGCTTCTGACTGTTTCTCAGCCTCGCTCTTTTGTGAGTCCTTCCACTCTTTGAGTTGTTGAAGTCCTTCTTTAGCGCTTTTGACATCCTCAAATCCTAGGCTTTTGAAGATTTTCTCTTGTGCCTTTCTTGACTCCTTAGCGACAAGGCCAGTCACTTCATCTTGAGTGAAAGTCTTGACAGGTTGCTCTTGAGTTTGTGACTCAGTGGTTTCTCCAGTATTGGCTGACTGGTCAGCTTGTGTTTGAATGTCTTCTGCCATTCTTCTGTCCTCCTAAAATTAGGTATAATCTTCCGTTCTTTACCGACTGCGGATAAAGTCAAGCAAAAAACCGTACGGGATTCCATACGGTTAGGTATTTTAAACATAAGAAAAAGCACTTAGAATTTCTAAATGCTTTCTTTTTTTGTCAATTCAATTATTTCTTTTAAGCTTGGCTTGGTCTTTCTAATTCTATCCCATCCTCTCATCTTTAAAAAAGTTGGTAAATAAATCCCATTTATTCTAGGCATTTCTTTAGATAAGTTATAATCTTTTCTGATTTTATCTTTATTATCCTCAACAAACTTGCTGCGAGGTAAAAAGTAAAAGAGCCCCTCACCTAAAAAACTGATATCTTCATCAGTTATTTCGATAAGTTCCTCAGGTTCTACAAAAATAGCTCTATTCACTCTATCTTCGCCTCGAGAAAATACTCTGTCTATAAATGTTTTATCAAGACCCATTTTCTAACACCTCCAAACCATAAACTAATAGTCCGTCTTTGCTTTCCGTTTTAGAGATAACGTTATACCTCAAATTCGGTTTCATCAGATATTCTTTTTCAGGACTAAAATCAGCCAACTCTGCTATATAAGCACCTGTTTTCTGACCTTTCTTGACAGTAACTTCAAATAATACGTTTGCTCCGTCGCCGTCAAAAGCAAATTCCTTAGCGTAATTTCTGTCTAGACTGAATGAAGTAAATGTTTTATCTAATCTTACTGTTTGACCAACTTCGAGATCCATATAGCCTAAATCTTCACCTAAAGCAGATATAGACCCACTTCCGCGATAAGCTTTGAAGCTTTTTTCGGGCGCAAATTTTGAAATAGCCTTTTCCAAGATTGGAATATTCGACTTTGTGTCTTTCACAATATCTAAAGCAAAAGGCAGATCTTCTGCACTTCCGTCATTTTCAAACCAGAATTTTTCTCGAATTTTCAGTGCTTCGTCAAGTCCATATCGTTTTATGTTGTTGAAATTATGATAATTTTCTGTTGTATAAGAGTAGATAACACTTCTTTCATCATCTGTAAGTTCATTATACCATTTCTGATAAGATTTTTGTTTCTTAAAGAAATCATCTATTTCTTTTGGATTTTTAGCTTCAAAAACTCTGTCATCCACGGCTGGCTTAGATTCCTTAACAACTTCAGATTTACTAGATTTTAATTTCTCTACTGATTCATTTTCTTTTCTCGATTTTATCTCTTTTTTAGCCTTTTCATAAGGATTGTCATAGTATTTTTCTCTTGCATCGTCCCGTTTCAGGAAGGGGTGCTTATCGATGTAATCTTTCAAAGCAGTGTTTTGAGTACCTATTTTGCTCTTATACTTGTCTATCAACTCTTTATCCCCCAATTTCTCAGCGACATGGAGTTTTTCCTTGTTTGCTCTGATAGACCGTTCTAGAGCTCTCTGCTTAGCCTCTGCATTGGCGTTTTCTATCGCCTGCTCTGGTGTTATCTCTGCCACATCCTCGCCCAAATCAGGTTTGTAATTGGCTCCTGGGATAAAAGGCGTCAACATGTGACCGCAATGAATACCAAGACAGCCTCCAGGCTTACCATATCCGTAGTCTTCCAAAGACAGAATACGCTCGCCATTTTCGGTCCGAGCTGGTCCGTAGGTTACTATCTGATGCTGCAAAGGTGCGCACATTTCGCGAGCAGAGCTTTTTTTAGAGTAGTAAAAAGTATCAATGCCCAGCTCTTCAGCTGGTCTAGTTCGCATTTCTCGAAAAGTTCGGTAGGTTGTCGTCTTGATAACCATTCGGGC